TACGTATGCTCGTATGAATGCGCCTGTGTCCATGGCAAAGCCGCCAACGATGCCGCCAAAGCCGAGAAGCAACGGAAGGAGAAAAAGCGCCGTCTGGAGGAAGAAAAAGCCGATCGCCAGCGCCAGGTAGAACGCCGGATAGCTGTGAAGCCTCTGAGTTACTTCATCAAGCAAGCTCAACACGCTTTCAACGAGTTTATCCGGTACCGGGACAGGGATTTGCCGTGCATCAGTTGCGGTCGCCACCATGACGGCCAGTATCATGCCGGACACTTCCGCACGACCGGGGCCAGCCCTGAATTACGCTTTGATGAGGACAACTGCCATAAACAGTGTTCCGCCTGTAATAACCACCTTTCCGGAAACCTCACCGCATACCGCCCGGCGCTGATCGCTAAAATCGGCCAGGCGCGCTTTGACGCACTGATGGGCCCGCACGCATTACCGAAATGGACCAGAGACGACTATATCCGGATCCGCGACGAATACCGGGCAAAGCTTCGCGACCTGAAAAAGCAGGAGGCCGCATGATTTATGACCTCAAATTGCCGCATTGGGCAACGCTTTTGAGTTGCCCGTTTTGTGGCGGGCCATCTGAGCTGGTTTCTGATGGTGAAGGTGTTTATGCCGGATGCGCCAACAACGAATGCCTGATTAAGCCTATCACTGACACCTACCACACAAAGCGGGATGCAATACGAGCCTGGAACCGGAGGCCATCTTGAAACCTGAATACATCCAGTACCAGGCCGAAAGCGTAGCGCGGGCGAAACTGCCCGCCATAAAGCGCCACAGCAAGCCAGTTAAGACCACACAGACGAAACAGCCAAAGGGAGTAGCAGCATGCGCCTTGAATCAATAGCGAAATATTTTGCACCTAAATCACCTATGTTCAGCGACTCCCCGCGCGCCACCGCATCAGAACGTCTTACCGGTACTGACGTTATGGCCGCCCTTGGCCTGGCCGGTTCGAAATGCGGATTCGGATTTGATCTGTATCTGGCGAAAATTGGCATTAGCAGCCCTGATCGGGCAATGGAGGCTCTTTATGAATCAGCCGTTGAAATATCAAGACGCTATAAAGTCGTGTCAGAACTCAATGAGAGCGAACGCAGGAGAGTTCTCGAAATCATGTGTGCTTTTGCATACCAGGATTACTCACGCAGCGCGGCAAGCGTGCGCCGGTGTGATTGCTGCAATGGAGAAGGTTTTATCGAAGCTGATGTGTTCACTAATAAAGTTACCTTCCCCTGGGGAAAGGCGCCGTACTGGGCGAAAATGTCCCGCGCCGTTGGCCCAGGTGACTGGGAAAAGTGGAGTTCAGTTCGTGAAGTGGTCAAGGTCAAGTGCAAGACCTGTGACGGGAAGGGTGTTATCAGCAATTCGTGTCGCTGCCATGGGAAAGGGAAGGTGCTGGATAAGGATGAGAGCGAGCGCCAGGGCGTTCCGGTAAATAAAACGTGTGATCGGTGTGGCGGGAGAGGCTATGCAAGGATTAAGTTCTCAACCGTTCTTGAGGGTATCAGGACCGTTACAGACATTAAAAAAACATCCGGATACGAGCAATGCCAGCCATTATTTGAAGATCTGGTTGGGGAGTGCCATAAGCAGGAATCATACGCTGATACCATGCTCTCAAAAGTTACTATGTGAGAAATAATTTCTCATTAGCTGGCATTTTATAGAAATACTTGTTGCAATCTGCGGAAAAACTGGATAGCTTTAGCTCTAACGCTGGGAATCCGTTCAGTCGTTCCGAAGCAAAAAATTTAATAAGCCCGAGGTTAACGCCTTGGGCTTTTTCGTTTATAGCCACGTCGCAGGGCGAAGGCCGGTCTCCAAAACCGCGCTATGAAGGTTCGATTCCTTCCGGGGCTGCCAAACCCAACCAGCGGGTACCTTCGGCATAATTGCCGGTTTTGCTCGACCCATATTCCCGCCCCGTGGCGGGTTTTTTATTTTCAGGCTCCGATCAATCAACTCCCATCGTCTCGTTGTTAATTGCAGATCGAGAGCCTGATCTTCCCCTTTCTCACATCACACAGCACTTCCCTAACGTGGAGGTGGAGTATGTATCGAATGGACAAAATAACAACTGGTGTGAGCTACGGTTTTGCCGGAGCAAACGGAGGGTTCTGGGTGCTCCAGTTACTGGATAAAGTCTCGCCCTCGCAGTGGGCGGCAATTGGTGTTCTCGCAAGTATTCTTTTTGGTCTCCTGACGTATCTGACCAATCTGTATTTCAAAATTAAAGAGGATCGGCGCAAAGCCGCCAGGGGTGAGTGATGGCAAACAGGGCAAAGCTTAGCGCGGCAATGTTGTCTCTCATCGCTGCAGGCGCATCAGCGCCGGTACTGTTTGATCAGTTCATCAGCGAGAAAGAAGGCAATGCGCTGGTGGCCGTCGTCGATCCCGGTGGCATTTGGTCACTGTGTCACGGCGTAACGGTCATTGACGGCAAACCAGTTATCAAAGGGCAGAGAGCGACAGAGGAAAAGTGCAAGAAGGTTAACGCTGTCGAGCGCGATAAGGCGCTGGCGTGGGTACAGAAAAACATCCACGTTCCACTGACTGAACCGCAGAAAGTTGGAATTGCGTCATTCTGCCCCTACAACATCGGACCAGGTAAGTGCTTCCCCTCGACGTTCTATCAGCGCATCAATGCTGGCGACCGTAAAGGGGCATGTGAAGCTATACGCTGGTGGATTAAAGACGGCGGAAAAGATTGCCGGGTACGCTCCAACAACTGCTATGGGCAGATTGAGCGCCGGGACCAGGAAAGCGCGCTTGCGTGCTGGGGGATAGACCAGTGAGCGCCGAAGCGCGGGCCAGCATCATCGTTTTTCTGATTCTGCTGGTGGCCGGGCTTGGCCTGTTCTTTGGTTCCCGCTATGCGAGCAACAGCAGCCGCGCTGATACCGCTGATGCCAATGTGCTGATGCAGGCAAAAGTCATTCAGCAGCAGGCTACAGAAAGCCAGGCATTCAGCGCGCTGGCATCCGGTACCGCAGATGCCAATGCCGCCGTGGACGCCAGAGCAGAAACAACCGTTATCGAATACCGCGAGATACTCCGACGTGAAAAAACGTGTGATTACCCTGTGCCTGCTTACATTGCTGACGGGCTGCTCAACTACACGAACAGTCTACGTGCCGGGGCAATGCACACCGCTACCTCCGGAACTGACAAAGCCGGTAGTGCCTCCACTCCCTCCAGCCAACTGACGTACTGCCAGGCTGTTCTCTGGATAGAACCTCTGCTGGCTGCGATAGAGAAAGCAAACAACCAACTGGCCTCCATCAGACAGGCCGAGCAACTCAGGCAAGGGAAAACGAAATGACGTTATTCGAAACACTATTGCTGTACTTCTCCGCCATCACCAGTGCGTTTCTTCTCATCGCTGGTGGTTGGGTAAAAATCCGTGACTGGTTCAAAGCGCACGCCGAAGCGAAAGCGCAGGAAGCCGCAGCAGCGGCAAAGGCCGAAGCCGATAAAGTTGAGGCGCTGGTGCAGGTCCGACTTAAACAACTCCAGGCAGGAGCGGCAGCCGCGCCAGATTCCACAGCAACGAGCACATCCGGCCCGGTGGTGAGATAACCACATCATCACAGCCTCGCAATAGCGGGGCTTTTTTTATGCGCCTCGCACGCGCAGCCTAACGATAACTTTCAGTCGTGAGCCTGGGGCATTCCGCTTTATCGGGCGGTCTTCCTGTGCGACAGGCTCACATCTAAAAGGAAAAATCCATGAACAAAGAACTTTCCGGCGCTGCTGGCGATGTCCTGCATGCGCTTTTCTTCCGTGGCGCGCTGGTGGATGGCGATTTGCCGTCAAAGGCTGGTGCTGCTGAACTGCGTGAACTCGGTTACGTGAAGAAGCAGCACACGGTAACGCCGTACTGTGGTGAGCACCATTTCAACTTTCTCACTCCTGCCGGGCAAGAGTTCGCTATCAGCTATCTGGTGGAAAGTCGCTTCGGCAAGAAAGCGGATTTTCAGATTGGAGCGGGGGAGACGTTCATTAATAACACCACTCTACAAGGCACTCTACACCTCACTGCCGCCAGCGACCAGCGCCTGATGGAACCACTATCAGAGGCTGCATGCGAAAGAATTAGAGCGTTTAACACCACTCATTTAGAGGGTTTCAATGTCGGTATCAATCCGTTATCAACTGCGATTAAACTTTCTGATGAGATGCGAGATGCTGTTATTGCCGCCGTTCGTGACAGCGGTCAGTTCGTTGAGAAAGCAAATGGCGATGTGCAGACTGTCAGTTGAAATCAAAAGCAGGTGGTGGGTTCCTGTCTACCTCAGGGTGCTGACAGTGTTCTGCTTGATGATGTGTTGCGAGCCTGATTACCAAAAAGTGGGTAACTTCCTCGTTAAGCATGGCATTAGCCAGAAGTTGAAGCATGAGCCAGTAAAGAGATAACGGAGTAACGAATGAGCAAACCGGACTGGGAGGCTATCGAATCGGCTTACCGGGCTGGCGTGCTATCGGTAAGGGAGTTGGCCGGAAAATATGGCATCTCTCACCAGGCCATCAGCAAGAGAGCCAAAAAGGATGGATGGGAGCGAGATCTAAAAGCCAAAGTTCAGGCAAAGGCTGACGCGCTGGTTGCCAAACGTGAGGTTGCCAGGCAGGTTGCCACTGAAAGCAATATTTCAGAGCGGCAACTAATCGAGGCGACTGCCGAGGTAATTGCCGCGGTACGCATGGAGCACCGGGGAGATATCCGCCGGGCTCGCGAACTGACCAACACGCTATTCGATGAGTTGGCCGGAGAGTGTGGCGACGTGGCCGCGCTTGAGCAACTCGGTGAGCTAATGCGTCGCGAAGATGACAAAGGTATGGATAAGCTCAACGATCTGTACCACAAGATAATCAGCCTGCCTTCCCGCGTTAAATCCATGAAAGACCTGAGCGACAGCCTAAAAACGTTGATCGGTCTGGAGCGTGAGGCGTACAGCATCGAGAGTAAGGCTGAATCGAAAGAGGCCACACACAATGTCATGTTGGTTCCAACCAGTGACAGCGTGGACGAATGGGAAGCGGCAGCGCAGAAACAGCAAGGCGGGGTGCTCGGTGGATGAATTACAAAGCTGTATGGAAGCCACTGCCAGGATCTCAGTCTCTTGCACTGAGTTGCCCGTGCAATGAAATTCTTTTCGAGGGTACTCGCGGCCCTGGTAAAACCGCCGCGCAATTAGCCAGGTTCCGACGCAATGTCGGCGTGGGCTATAGCTCGTTCTGGCGCGGCGTCATCTTTGATACCGAATATAAGAACCTTGCAGACATTATCACTCAGTCGAAACGTATGTTCCGTCTGTTCAACGACGGTGCGCGATATCTGTCGTCTGCAAGTGAGCTTCGTTGGGTATGGCCGACGGGTGAGGAGCTTCTTTTCCGCTTCGGCAAAGAGGCGGACGATTACTGGGATTTCCACGGGCAGGAATTCCCCTTCATTGGCTTTAACGAGCTGACGAAACAGCAGTCGCCAGAGTTCTACGAAATGATGTTCTCCTGCCGGCGCTCATCGTTCCGACCAGAAAACTACCCGCTGGCTGGCGGTGGCCTGTTGAAGCCAATTCCGCTGGAGACATTCAGCACGACCAACCCATTCGGCATTGGTCATACCTGGGTGAAGAAGCGCTTCATTGAGCCTGCTCCGCGTGGAACCATCATTCGCGAAACGCAAAAGGTGTTTAACCCGCAAACCGAGCGTGAAGAGGATGTGACGCTAACTCGTGTAGCCATCCACGGTTCGTTTAAAGAAAACCCATACCTTGACCCGCAGTACATCGCGACGCTGATGTCTATCAAAGACCCTAACCGGCGTAAAGCGTGGGTAGAAGGTTCATGGGATGTGACCAGTGGCGGTCGATTCGATCACCTGTGGAATGCATCACTGCACGTCATTAAGCCATTCCGCATCCCCGATAGCTGGACGGTTGACCGCTCTCACGACTGGGGCGAATCGAAGCCGTTCTCCAACCTCTGGTGGGCGCACGCCGATGGCACGGCAGCAGAGTTACCGGACGGTCGCCAGTTCTGTCCGCCAGCCGGGTCGTTAATTCTGATTGGCGAGTGGTACGGTTGCCCGCCTGACGAACTTAACAAAGGCCTGAATATGTCATCCACCAACGTAGCTAAAGGCGTAGCGTGGATTGATAAGCGATTGGTGGGAGAGGAGCTTTCTGAACCTGTTGAGATAAAACTAAATGGGGTGACGCAAGGGCAACTGAATATCATGCCAGGCATCTGCAAAAGAGTTGTTCCCGGTCCTGCTGATGGTGCTATCTACAATACAGGCGATGACGAACTATCCATTGCCCAGAAGATGGAGTCTCAGGGCGTTAAATGGGTGCCGTCCAACAAAAAACCAGGCTCTCGCGTGAACGGCGCAGCCCTCTTTGCTGACATGCTTGAGGCAGTCTCAGAAGGCAAAAAGCTGGAATCTGGCATTCCAGAGAAGCCTGCATTTTACGTGTTTGAATACTGCCGGGGTTGGATAAGTCGCGTACCAGTGCTCGTTCGCGACAGCAAAAACCCTGACGACGTAGACACCCAGCAAGAAGATCATGACTGGGATGGAACGCGCTACGCCGTACTGCATTCACCGCCGAAGAAAGTCGGCAAAGTCACCAACCTACGGATCTAACTCCATGCCTGATATTTCAACACCCAATCTGGACTATGGGAACATGGTGCAGGCGTGGGATATTAACGATGCCCTTATGGGCGGTACGCTGTACATGCGTCAGCTTGGGGAGGCTTATATGCCCCGCTGGCCGAAAGAAGACAAAGAGGATTACAAAAAACGCCTGGAAGTTTCCACACTTCTTCCTGCCTATGAGGAAACCATCAATCAGAATGTCGGGCGCGTGTTTGCGGAGCCTGTCCAGCTTGGCGAGAAAGTACCTGATCGACTGCGTGAGTATGCAAAAGACATTGATATGGAAGGTACTCGGCTGGATGTCTGGGCGCAGTCATTCTTCGCTCTGGCAATGCAGTACGGACTTTCTCACGCGCTGGTGGATTATCCACGAGTAGATGCTGAGCAGGTCAGAACTAAGGCCGACGAGAAGGCAACCGGCGCACGTCCTTACGTCACTATGCTTAACCCCAGACAGGTGATCGGCTGGAAGTCGAAGATGGCTGGCGGAAAAGTGGTTTTGACTGCGCTGCGGATCAAAGAGGTAGTGATCGAAGACGGCGACGATTTTGGGCAGAAGAAAGTCGAGCAAATCCGCTATCTCACGCCTGGGAAGGTGCAAATATATCGCAAAGCGACAGGGGCAGACGGTCAGGCTAACTGGTCGCTTCACGATGAATGGGTGACGTCACGGCAAGACATTACCCTCGTCACTCTCTATACCAAGCGCACGGGTTTCATGTGTGGTTCACCGCCGTTGCTCAATATGGCGTTACTGAATATCAAGCACTGGCAGAGTCAAAGCGAGCAGGACAACATCCTGCACGTGGCGCGCGTGCCATTGCTAACGGTGTTCGGGTTAGAAGAAGGTGAAGAGCTGGTAATTGGCTCATCTTCTGCAACTAAATTCAATGATCGGCAGAAGCAGGGGCTTGAGTATGTCGAACATACAGGCTCTTCAATCAGCGCAGGTAAAGAGTCGCTGGCCGACCTGGTGGAGCAAATGCGCCAGGCAGGCGCAAAACTGCTGCGAACGGATAACACCTCCACGAAGTCCGTAGACCAGACCTCCGAAGAGAAGATGCAGGAGCAGTCGCCGCTTTACACCATGGCAACCAGCCTGGAAGACGCACTGGATAACATCCTGCAAATCATGGCGGAGTACATTGGAGAATCCGAGGGCGGCAGTGTTGATGTCCGCACCGAGCTGGATGTTGAGTCGAAAGAGTTCAACCCTCCGGCGGCGCTGGCCATTCAGTCCCTGCGTCAGGGTGGTGATATTCGTCGTGTCGACGCGATCAAGTCATTGCAAAAGCTGAACATCATCGACGCTGACGCGGATCCGGATATGGTGCTGAGCGAATTGCTGGCGGAGTCGGCGTCACTGAACGAACCACCACCGGACGAGGTGTGATATGGCGCGCTCCGTCAATGACCGGCTACAGGATGAGACGATAGCGCATGGCCTGTATGTGACACGCTACGGCACCAGTGTCGCCCGGCGCATGGTGGCGCTGCTGGGCAAGATGGATGCTGACCTCGCCGCAAAACTACTCGTGCTGCTCGAGGGTAAGAGCGCTGATACTTACAGCGCCCGCCGACTGGCATCGCTGCTTGCTGGTGTTCGCGACCTTAATCAACAGGCCTATGAGCCGGTTAACAAAGCGCTGGCAAATGAGCTTTCACGCTATGTTGAATATGAAGCCGGGTACCAACTGGACCTGTTCAGCAGCATCATTCCGAAGCAAATCCTGAAACACGTTCCGCTCCAGAGTATCGCACCTGAACAGGTATACGCCGCTGCTGTGGCGCAGCCTTTCCAGGGGCGATTACTGAAAGAGTGGGGGAAGAAGCTCGAATCGGATCGTCTGGATAAAATCACTAATGCCGTGCGCTTCGGCTTCCTCCAGGGCGAAACAGTTGAGCAAATCGTCAAACGTGTCGCCGGTACGCCGAAGCTCAACCGTGAAGACGGGATAATCAATGCATCACGGCGAGACCTGGCGGTTGTGACGCGCACGGCGGTGAATCATATGGCTGCCACGGCGCGGCAGGAGTTCGCCCAGGCCAATAGCGATATCGTGAAGGCAAAGCAGTGGTCTTCCACTCTGGATACGCATACCAGCCAGTGGTGCATCATCCGGGACCGCAAACTCTATTCCCTCGACGGCAAGCCGCTGGGCCATGAAATCCCGTATCTGCGCGGCCCCGGCAAAATTCACTTCTGCTGCCGCTCCTGCGAAATCCTGCTCACTAAATCGTGGGAGGAATTGCAGATATCACCAGACGAGTTGAGCAGCGCAACACGAGCCTCAATGGATGGTCAGGTATCAGCGCAAACCAACTATGCCGATTGGCTCACCCGGCAGCCATACGCGCGACAAGAGCAGGTGCTGGGCGTTACCCGGGCGCAGATGTTGCGTGACGGCAAGATAACCGTGCCGGAGATGTTCAATGATGCAGGGGAGTTTCTCACCCTGGACGAACTGCGCCGCGTGGATGCGTCGGCGTTCGAGTAACCTTCATCAACTCATATCAGGCTGCCTCAGGGCAGCTTTTTTTATGCCTGCCGCTTAGCGGATGCGACGCGGTGCCCGGGTCGGATGACCCATTACCTATGGCCGGAAGGCTGGAGCAAAAACAATGAAACTGAAACTTGATGCTAACGGAAATGTGGTCGTTGAAAACGGCATGCCTGTGTACATCCATGATGATGGCAAAGAGATCCCGTTTGATGCGGTCGCGGCGATGACCAAAATCACTTCCCTGAATGGTGAGGCGAAAACTCACCGTGAAGCGAAGGAAGCGGCGGAAGCCAGTCTCGCGAAATTCTCTGGCATCACCGACCCGACCAAGGCGCTCGAAGCCCTGGAGATGATGACCAAAATCGACCAGAAGAAATTAATCGACGCAGGTGCCGTTGACCAGGTGAAAGCGGAGATCACCAAGGTATTTCAGCAGCAACTGGAAGAGGCCAATGGCCGCAACCAGAAACTGGAAACCCAGCTCTATGACGAGATGATCGGCGGGCGCTTCGGTGGCTCGAAGTTCATTTCTGAGAAGATGGCTATCCCCGCTGAGTTCGTGCGGTCCTACTTCGGGCAAAGCTTCAAAATAGAAGACGGCAAGGTAGTGGCGTACGACGGGCAGGGCAATAAACTATTCTCCCGCACCAAGCCCGGCGAACTTGCTGGTTTCGATGAAGCTCTTGAATCGCTGGTCGAGTCTCATCCGCAGAAGGACTACATCCTCAAAGCGTCCGGAAATAGCGGCGGTGGCTCTCAGCAGTCACAGCATCAGGCCGGGCAAAAAACCATGAAGCGTGGTGCGTTCGATGCTCTGGATACCGTGGGTAAACAAACCGCGTTGAAAGACGGCGTCACCATCGTCGATTAATCGAAAGGAAACCTGAATGTCCAATACCCTCACTGGTCTGATCCCTACCATTTACACCGCGCTGGACGTTGTGTCCCGCGAGCAGGTGGGCTTCATCCCGGCAGTGGCCCGTAACGCCAAAGCCGATGCCGCCGCCAAAGGTCAGACCGTTACCGCACCAGTAGCTCCTCAGGCTACCACCGTTGACATCACCCCGGCAGCGACCGCGCCGAACGACGGCGACCAGAATATCGGTACCGTGAACGTGCAGATCACCAAATCCAAAATGGCTCCGGTCAAATGGAACGGTGAAGAGCAACTCGCGGTCGGCCCGTCCGGCACCTATAACATCATCCTGGCTGACCAGTTCAAACAGGCATTCCGCGCGCTGGCGAATGAAGTGGATGCAGACCTGGCGGCGCAGTATTACAAGTCCTCTCGCGCTGTCGGCGCACCGAAAGACACGCCGTTTAGCGTCAAAGACGATCTGTCTGATATGGCGCTGGCGCGTCAGGTTCTGGTGGATAACGGTTCACCAACCACTGACCTGCGCATGGTGCTGGGCGGCGAAGCGATGGCCTCTATCCGCGGCAAACAGTCCGTGCTGTTCAAAGCGAATGAAGCCGGTACCGATCAACTGCTGCGCGAAGGCATCATCGGTCGCGTGATGGGCTTCAATCTGCACGAATCGGCCAACATCAAGCGTGCCGCGAAAAGCACCGCTGCTGGCTATAAGGTCAACGGTGCGAAGAAAGAAGGCGACATCATCATCGCCATCTCTGCGGGCACTGGCGGCATTGCAGTTGGTACCGCAGTGCAGTTTGCTGGTGATGACAATAAGTACATGGTGGTTGCTGCAACCTCCTCCAGCATCACTATCGGCGCGCCTGGCCTGCGTCAGGATCTGGCCGACCAGGCAGCCGTGACCGTGCTGAGCGAGTTTGTGCCGAACATGGCATTCGACCGCAACGCATTCCTGCTGGCTTGCCGTACCCCGGCAATGCCGGATGGTGGCGACAGCGCCGACGACGTGATGAACGTTACCGATCCGGTATCCGGCATCACCTTCCAGATCGCGCTGTATCGCCAGTACCGCCAGGTGCGCTACGAGGTGGGTATGGCCTGGGGTGTCGCAGACATCGCGAATCGCCATTCCGCCATTATCATGGGCTAACCACTGGGGCTTCGGCCCCTTTGTTTTCAGGAGGCCCAATGGCCGGATTAACCAAAGAGCAGCGCGCGCAGCGTGAGGCTGAAAAGCTCGCAGCGCAGAACGGCGCTGAACAAACTTCTGCTCAGCAGGACCAGCCTGGTGTTGAGCTGGTGGTCATGGTGCGTGATATCCCAGAGTTTCCCGGCGGCCCGCTTAGTGCTGAGGTTCACCCTGACGAAGTGGATAACTGGCTGGCGCTGGACTGGCGTCTGGAGGACTAACCATGCTGGTTGCCGAGCCCCATTCACCTGACTTCAACAGCTACGCCAGCGTTGCTGACCTGCGTGCGTTCGCGGCGGGGCGCGGGTATACCGTTCCTGCCGATGACGGCGAGTGCGGCCAGATGCTTATGCAGGCTATGGACTTTCTCGAAGGGAAGACCTGGCGTGGCCAGCGCTCCAGCACATCGCAGCCGCTATCGTGGCCGCGCTCTGGCGTGCGCTTTGATGGCGTTGACCTGCCGGATGACACCATTCCGCAACGCCTGATTGATGCGCAGTGCCGCCTGGCTATCGAATCGCAGGAGATTGACCTCACGCCTTCGGTTGCTGGTGGCGGGGCGGTGACGATGGAGCGCGTCGAGGGCGCGGTTACCGTTCAGTACGAGCCGGGAACGAATAAGGCCACTCCATCATTCCCTTGGTTCTATACCTCGCTGCGCGGGCTGGTGGTGGGCGGCAATCAGATCCGTATCGAAAGGGGGTGATATGTCTGACCTGAAAGTGGTTCCCTTTACTGGCAAAGCGCAGTCAGGGCATGACAGCCAGGAGGTGATCAGGCTGCTTGAAGAGGCGCTGCAGATGGCGCGCGACGGCAACTGTCATAGTCTTGCGGTAATCATGCTTAGTAATGACGGCGGCGCGATTGATTGCTGGCATAGCGGCGGCAGGCCTTACGTCATGGCGGGCGCAATCGAAGCACTAAAAGCTGACTTCATCCGTACCAACATCGAGGCGCGCTGATATGCCAATCGACTACCGTCGCATGCGTGCGAGAGCAACCCGGCTGCTCACCGAGAACGGGAAGGCTTACCAGCTTACCCGCGGCGGCGGCACCATTCGCGATCAGTTCGGGAAGGAGGTCACCACGCCTGCAATGACAGCAACCGTAACAGGTGTCATCACCGAGTACTCCGCACGCGAAATAGATGGCTCGCTGATCGCCACCGGCGATAAGAAGCTGGCGGCCACGTTCGAAACGGAAGTACGCATTGATGACCGCATCGAAATCGACGGCAAAAAGTGGCGCGTGGTACAGCCGAATCCGGTTAAGCCTGCCGATGTGCTGATCTCCTACAACATCCAACTGAGGGCGTAATTATGGCCGGTTCTGCTAATCAACCATTCCTGGCTGCCATTCAACTCTTTGTCGATAGCTCAAATCAGGAGATGGACAGCGTGGTGCGGAGGACTGGTATCAAAATACTTGGTCGGTTGGTGGATATGTCGCCCGTCGGGCAGCCTGAAACGTGGGAGGTGAACCAGACTGCGTCGTCTTATAACGCTGCGGTTCGTGAGCACAATGCTGCGCTTCGAGATGACCCGGAAAACCTGACGAAGACCGGGCGGCTCAAGCGTGGGCTTAAGGTCAGTGATTCGATGGACATCAAAAAGCCAGATGGTTATGTCGGTGGACGCTTCAAAAACAACTGGTACGTGGGCTTCGATAGCAAGCCGACAGAGTCGAACGACACGCCTGATGCCTCCGGGCAGGGCTCTAACTCTCGCGGCCTTGCGGTGCTTGAGGTGTTCAGGGTAGGGCAGGTGAATACGATTTACTTCACCAACAACCTGCCTTATGCGCAGGCGCTGGAGAACGGCCATTCGAATCAGGCTCCCGGCGGTATGGTTGGGCTGACTGCGCTGGATGCCGCGCAGATGTTCAGAGAGGCGACGAGCGAGGTACGCAATGGCCAGTGACCAGTCCATGCGCATTACCGAGTTGCTGGAGGGGCGCGTTGCAGTTATCAGTGCGTCGCTTGGCCTGCCGATTGCCTGGCCTAACGTCATATTCGAACCGCCAGATAGTAACCCTTACGGTCGCGTTTATGTCCTTCCTGCACAAACGGTGGGTCAGGATATGGAAGGTCAATTGTGCACTTACCAGGGCATCCTGCAGGTGAACATCATTTCCCCTGCGGGTGGCGGCGTAACTCAGGCCAGAGGGCTTGCCAAATCCATTGCCGATGCTTTCCCCGAAGGGCTGCCGCTGGTGGATGGAGACCTGGCGGTTTACATCAATGGCCCGCCGCAGGTACGCCAGCCAATACAGAGTGATATCGATATTACGCATCCAGTCAGCATGCAGTACCGATCTGATTACTGACCCGCCACCTGGTGGGTTTTTTATTACCTTTTTTCAGGAGAGTGCTATGGCATTCGCAATCCCTAATGGTTCACGTGTGAACGTGGCCAGGGCATATCAGGCCCCAATTACCTTTACTGCAGCCTCCAATGCAACGGAATGTGAACTGACCACTGCCTCGGCTGCTGGCTTACTGGCGGGCGACGTGGTTCAGGTGAATTCTGGTTGGCTAAAGCTCGATAACATGGTGCTGCGCGTTAAATCAGCCACCACCACAAAAATTGTACTGGAATCCTTCGATACCACCGACACTACGAAGTTTCCTGCTGGTACCGGCGCGGGCACGCTGCGCAAAATCGACTCATGGATCACCATGCCGCAGGTCATGACCTTGTCCACCGAAGGCGGTGACCAGCAGACCATCAGCGTGCAATTCCTTGAGGATGATAAGGCCCGTACTATTCCAACATTCAAAAACGCAGTGGTTCAGGTCTACACCTTCGCACATGACCCGCTGCTGGCTATCTACAAACGCCTGATCGAACTGGATGAGTCGAGCGATACGACGGCAATCTGGTTCCACAACCAGCGCGGTAAGGCAGACCGTTACTATTCTGCGAAAGTGTCGTTCCAGAAGGTTCCAAAGACCGAAATCAACGCCGTGGAAAGTAACGAAGCCCGCATGAACTTCGAATCTGACATGCAGATTTACCCGATCGCTGATTCGTCCGTGGTGCCGCTTGCGTTCCTGACCGACCTACCGGCTACCAAGTCTGTCGCCATTGGCGCAGCGCTGGACCTGGCTGTGGTAATGCAGGGGGGCTCAGCGCCTTACACCTATGTATGGAAGAAAGCCGGCACGGCTATTCCCGGCAAAACTGCATCGACGTTCAACATTCCTTCGGTCGCTTCCGGCGATGCTGGCTCTTATACCTGCGAAGTCACCGACGCAGCAGGCAAGACCATCTACTCTACTGCGTGCGCCGTTACCATCAGCTAATGATTCGTGCCCGGTTCGCCGGGCTTTTATTAATGCGTACCGCTTCGGCGGGTTTCGCTGTTTCCAAGGAACCGAAATGACCAAATTCTCCCTCATCCCAAACCCAACCTTTTCCGTTACGGCCAGCATTCCCCGCGCCGGTGCCGAGGACGGCCAACTGACTTTTACCTTCCGCCATAAGACGCTCGAAGAGTTGCGCACCATGGATGAGAAATTGCAGAAGGCAGCAGAGGGCAAAAAAGAAACCGTTGAGCCTCAGGCAGATTATCTGATTGAAATTGTAGATGGCTGGGCGCTACCGGACGATTTTAACCGTGAAAACGTGATCACCTTGTTGAAGAACTACCCCAGGGCATTCGACAGCATCGGTCTGGCTTACACCAAAGAGTTGATGGGGATCCGAGAAAAAAACTGAGGCAGGTCGCTGCAGCGTTGTACACGCCGGGACCGACGTTGGCGGAGCTGAGCGCTTTTGGTTTGACGCCTGAGGACGTGGAGGAAGAGCTGGGAGTTTTGCCGTCAGTATGGCAAGCGTTCGCACTCTTTTCTGCATTGGCAACGCAATGGCGAGTCGGCGCTGGCGGGGCGACCGGCCTTGATTACAACGTTCTCCCCTGGATGTTTCAGATGCACGGGGTTGAGGATGCAGCGGCCTGCATGGCTGATATCCAAATCATGGAAAGCGAGGCTCTCAAAGTAATGCATAAGGAGACGAGCAAATGACCGACCAGATCGCCTCGATTACGCTGAGGGCTGACGTATCTGACCTGAAAACAGCCAGTACCGAACTGGATAAGCTGAATGAGGCTGCAACAGGCGCAGTAGCTGGCGCTGACGCACTGGCAGACGCCGCGAAACGGGTCAAACCTTCCGCTCGCGAGGGGGCGGAAGGTATCCGGGAACAGCGCGAAGCCCTGAAAGGGTTGCTTGAAAATATCGACCCGGTCACCAAAGCCCTGAACCGTCTTGATGAGCAGCAGGATGCGCTGCGTAATTTCCAGACCAAGGGGTTTCTGGATACTGATACGTTCCAGGCTTATAACAAAATTCTCGACGATACCCGGCTTAAACTGACGGATACCGGCGAAGCGGCAGTCCGGGCGCAAACCGAACTGGCGGCTACCCAGGCTGCAGAAAAACAGACGGCGTCGCTGAAAAACCTGCTCGGCTCAATCGACCCAACGATTCGGGCATTCAATTCGCTGGATGAGCAGCACGCGCAATTGGTGGCGCACTTCGAAGCGGGCCGTATTAATGGCGCACAGTTCGAGCACTTCAACACAATCCTTAACCAGACGCGTGAGCGCCTCTCTGGTGTCGCTGACGTACTACCAGAGGCGCTATCCCGGCAGGAAGCTGCTGCCCGGCGCGCAGGCATCTCAGTAGGGCAATACAGCGCTGCAATTGGTATGTTGCCCGCCCAGCTTACCGATATTGCCACGCAACTTGCGAGCGGGCAGTCTCCATTCCTGATAATGCTCCAGCAGGGCGGACAAATTAAGGATTCTTTTGGTGGATTAGGCCCAATGCTCCAGGCTTTGCGGGACGCATTGTTTGGGTTTAACGAAGAGAGCAGAGAAACATCCGACTCGGCAGCAGGCATTAGTGACGCTGCTGAAGGACTTAACAACACCAGTGAGGCAGCGGAGAAGCTGGGGCGGGCGGGTGGCCTGTTGAATACCTTTAACCTTGCGATTGCTGGCTCGGTGGGTTTGCTGGCTCTTCTGGCTGGGGCTGCCTACAGTTCATCCCAGCAGTTCGACAATGTTGCCAGATCGCTCATTTTGATGGGCGGGGCTGGCTTTTCCTCCATGCAGCAACTGAACGACGCGGCAAAAGATGTAGCTGATAACGCTGGTGCTTCTTTGGCTGAGTCTGTTGATACCCTGGTCCAACTAAACGACACCGGGAAGTATACCGCCGACCAGATGACCAAAATTGCCAAAACCATTCTGGCTATGGGTGATGCAGGGCTGGATACGAAGGCTGCGCTGGCGGATTTTTCACGACTGGCAAACGAACCTATTAAAGCCCTGGCGAGCTTGAACCAGCAATATGGCTTTGTTGATGAAGCCATGATGAAGCACCTCATTACCCTGGAGAAAACGAAGGGGAAAACAGCAGCGGCAAACGAAGCTATAACGCTTTTTGCCGACACCATGGAGGATCGAAGTAATAAAATTGTAGAGGCCACCGATAATATCGGGCAGGCGTGGAACGGGATTAAGGCTTTCTCCTCCGACATTTTCGGTCAAATCGGGGTTACCGTGCGCGCATGGGGAAACCAGATCATCGATATCTTCGAACTTGTTAAGGCTTCGATTAAAGACCTGTTCCTCAACATTACTTCACTGGACGCTAAATTCACCGGCACAATTGCTGGCTGGGCTGAAAAAATCCCTGGTGGTGGGGCACTGGCTAATTTCCTCGGCATGGACGTTGAGGCAATGAAAAAGGCTGGAGCGGAAGCGGACAAAGAGATTGAGGCGAACAAAAAACGCTATAACGAGCTTTGGAAGCGCGTCACTGCGCCTAACGCACAGGCAAACTATGAGGCTGAAGCGCGAGGGTCTAACGTAAAAGGTGATGGCGGAACAAGTCGAGAATCAAGAGATGCAGTCTCGAAGCTTGCACAAGACTCAGCCAAAAAGACCAAAGAGGCAAAAGCCACGCTGGATGCTGGCGATCGTACGCTGGAGAACTACCGAGCCCAGGCCAGAACGCTAACGGAAACTCTCGAAACCCTCCGGCAAACCGGTGAGACGCATGCCAAAAACACCGAGTTTAGTAAACAGCAATCGCATTTCGCTGAACTGGATGAGGCAGCCAAAACTCGCGCCCTGACCGCGCAGGAGAAATCCCTCCTGTCGAGCCGAGAAGCTATTCTGAATGCCGCCAAGGTGGTGGATCAGAAAAATAAGGAAGTCGAGGCCCAGCAGAAGATTAATGGGCTGGCGAAGCAGGCCGACAAGTACGTTACACAGATGTCGGAGAAAACAGATGCGTTGCGTGCCAGCTCCGGTCTGAGTAGTAGACAGACGCAGCGTTTGATGGAGGAGGCTCAGCTTCGCCAGGGTTGGATTAATGGTGGTGGTAAGCTCGAAGATGCTGGCTATGAGAAGGAGCTGGCGGCACTTCGGAATTATTACGCCGAAGAGGACAAATTACGGGGCGACTGGAAAGCAGGTGCGGTAAGTGGCTGGAATGAATATCTTGACGCCGCCACGAATACCTATGATGCCGTGAAGAACGTTGCCAGTTCCACACTGACAGGTCTATCTGACATGCTCACCGAACTCATGACAACCGGCACTGCGTCGGTTAAAGAGTTTGGCAAATCCATGCTCAAGATGATCCTGGATGTGACGAACCGCCTCATGGTGGCCTATGCGGTGCAGGCGGCAATGGGGTGGATAAGTGGCTCTTCAAATCCTCAAGGTGGCGGTATCGGCAGTCCAGATTTCGTCGGGCCAGTCAGGAATGCTAAGGGTGGTGTCTACGAATCAGCGGGCCTTCACCAGTATGTGAACGGTGTCTATGATTCCCCGCAATACTTCTCCTTCCAGGGTGCGTCGAAGTTTGCCAAAGGCGGTGTGTTTGCAGAAGCAGGCGCTGAGGCGATCATGCCGTTAGCTAAAGATTCAGCAGGGCGGTTGGGTGTGCGTGCCCAGGGCGGTGGTGCTTCTGGACATCAAATCAACGTTGATATTTATGTCGATAACAAAGGTAACGCGACTGCAAATACCAGCGGGGGTGGTGACGCGGCTGCTCGCGCGCTGGCTGATCGTGTGAAGCAGTATGTTCAAGAAGGCATCGCCAGAGCAATCAGAGATGATGGAGCGATTGGTGGCCGCTTTGTGAAAAAGTAATATCATAGAGTTGCGTTACATTCTCACATCCCCTGGTTATTATGAGGAAAACCATAGTGATCAGGGGGTGATAATGAAAAAAATGCTGATGGCGTCCGCAATTATTTTAAGTGTCGTAGGGTGCGCAGGGCAGGCGCCTTTAAAAAAACAAACGGCATCGGGGAAGCCCGAGGCTGTTTATAAAAATACGCAAAAATCACAAGTCAAAGATTGGATAACTGAGTTGTGTAGCTCTACTGGTTTTATGATCTCTGAGTCTACTGACAACACCATTACATGCGGGAAACAGCAGGAGGGCGGACAGGCAATCTTGTCACAAGCGCTTATTGGGAATGCTTATTCAACTACCCCGGTAAGTAAAACTCGATTCACCCTTGCTCAAATCAATAGCGATACGAAGGTATGGGCGGACATGTGGGTTGAAACGCAGATGGCATTCGGTCAAATGCAGCAAGTTCCCATCACAAATAACAATGTTAGAAATCAGGTACAAGATGCGTTGGACCAATTAGCGCTACGTTCCTCATCGCAAAAGTAACCACCAAGCCCTTAGGTGCTTTGGTCTCAGCCCACTCAGGTGGGCTTTTTGTTATTTATCGTCCAAATACCCCATGCGGCGACCAAGTATTGCAGCAAGCCTCCTTGCGTGCTCCTCCCCCTCACGCAGTATATCTGCCGTGAATGGGTCTTTTTTAGCTAGGTCTCTTAGGAACTCATCTTTCTCTTCTGCTGTCGCTGCCGCATTAAAAGCGGCTTGAGTAGAATCGAAGTCAACAAGATCGCTTTCAGAAATAGCCTTATCGGTATCCAACGTTTCTTGAAGTATCTGCACAATCTCTGAATTTATTGACCGACCATTGTTTTTAGCCCGCTGCTGGATAGCCTCTCGAAGCTCCTCCGGCATTCTTAGTCCGAACGGAGCGATGTTGCGCATACCTTTCATAATGATACCTCTTGAATCTGATATCACAGTGTAACCATAAAAAAATTGACAAGATAGAAACACGGTGTAATGATTACACCGTGATATCAAGTTGAGGGAAAAAGATATGAATGATGTTTTATACACTGGGCGCAAGAGTGAAAACATTCTTCTCCGTGTTCCTGAGCGCATGAAAGAGGAGATTCGCCGCATGGCAGAAATGGATGGTATTTCGATTAACTCTGCGATTGTTCAGCGGTTGGCTAAGAGCCTGAGGGAGGAACGAGCGAATGGTCAGTAAAAAAATCCCCCCCCTCATTTAATTATCTGGATGAAACCATTTCATATAATCCGAAAACTGGGGAATTTTTTTGGAAGAAAAATATCAGCCCCAGGGCAAGGCAGGGCTCAAAGGCAGGTAGCATTAACAATCAGGGATACTTGGTTATCGGGATTTGCGGTAAATATTACCAATCACATCGACTGGCATTTCTTCTGATGACAAAGGAATACCCAGGAGATGACGAGTTGGTTGATCACATTAACGGGATCACTTCTGACAATCGGTGGTGCAACTTACGGATTGTGAGTCACGAAGAAAACATGCAGAACATGCGAAAGCCAATGGTAAGCAATAAAAGTAGTGGCTTGCTTGGTGTCTCATGGTGTTCTTCGGTAAAAAAATGGAGGGCTGAGATCTCTATAAAAGGAGTGTCTAAATATCTCGGTGTATACAGCAGTAAAGAAGAGGCTCATCGAATATACCTTGAAGCCAAACGGAAGCTTCACAAGGGATGCTCGATATGAGCAAAGAAAATTACAGTGAAGCCCCAGCTACTTGCAATAGCCAGGGCTCCTTATCGAACAAATCCCGCATAGGAAATATCGACATGAATATTGTAGCAAAAACAGATCTGAACTTCCACGGCATAGCATTGCAGCCAGCTCCAAATGTAAATGGTATTTGGTTGACGTCTGCTGATATTGCCAAAGCTCTTGGGTATGCCTCAAGCAAGAGTGTTTCCACGATATATTCGCGTAACTCGGATGAGTTTACAGGCAGTATGTCAATGGTCATCAAAATGATGACTAATGGAATAAACAATAACTTACGTGAAAAATCAGTTCGCGTGTTCTCTCTTCGCGGCTGCCACCTTATTGCGATGTTCGCCACTACCAATAAGGCCAAAGAATTCCGCCGCTGGGTGTTGGATATTCTGGATCGCGAAGTGGCCCACTCTCCGATAGCCAAACAATTCACCGATGAAGAACTTTGCTCTCTGGCATACCTGTGGCGTTCGGCAGCAGTAATGTACGAAGCCTGCAAAGAGGTATACCCGCTTTTGCTGGCAACAGATCATAAGCTTCTTCCGCGTTTCTGCTCCATCGGCACTAACTATAACCGTGGCATCAACAAAGCGCGTGTTCTGCTTAAACGCGAAACCGGGCATATCAAAGATCATCCGTGGGGAGACAGCAACTGGAAGAATGTTCTTTCATACGGAAAAGAGATTTTGCAGTGATGCAAAAAGAAAAACCGCCAGTGTGGAGCTGGCGGCTTACTGTGTCTAACAACGTGTAGGAACGTATATGACTAAACACACTTTAGCAGTACACGATCAGGTTGTCACTATGTCCAGTCTTGATATTGCCGGGCTGGTGGGCAGCCGCCACGACAATGTCAAACGGGCTATCGAGAGACTTTACGAGTCTGGCGTAATCTCCCAACCTCCATTGGAGGACGGGAATAAATCAGCAAACGGCGTCGTAACGAAGGTGTACGTTTTTGAAGGGGAGCAAGGAAAGCGTGACAGTATCGTGGTGGTCGCGCAGCTTTCCCCTGAATTTACAGCCCGACTGGTGGATCGTTGGCAGGAGCTTGAAGCGCAATTAGCCAGACCCGTTTTTGATCCGATGGTCGCACTCAATGATGCTGAATTTCTGCGCGGTACTCTGCTGACTTATAGCGAAAAGGTTATCGCGCTTGAGCATCAGGTTGATGAAATGAAGCCGGATGTTGCCGCGCTGGAGCGCATCGCAAAAGCCGATGGCAGCATGTGCATCACCGATGCCGCCAAGCATTTGCAGGTTCAGCCTAAATTCCTGTTCAAACTGCTTTCTGAACGACACTGGATCTACCGCCGCGTGGGTGGCAAAGCGTGGTTAGGTTATCAGGACAAAATTCAGGCTGGTTATCTTGAGCATAAGGTGACAACGGTTAATCGTTCAGATGGCAGTGAGAAGATTGTTGAACAGGTGTTGATTACCGCCAAAGGCATTACGAAGATTTCGAAATTGCTCGGCGTCAGCGCGGCTGCGTGACTTTCAAATACTGACCAACCCGCTTAACTGCGGGTTTTTTTATGGAGCAAATATGGCAGTTGAAACCTACAAATGGCGTTCTCAGCTTGGTGCGGGTGCTGTCGAATACAGCCAGACAGTGCGAGCAACTCAGTTCGGTGATGGTTATGAGCAGGTTGCAGACAACGGCATAAATTCGACTGCTATCCAGGTGCCAATGAAGCATACAGGTAGTGAAGTTGAAGTGAATGCAGTTCGAAACTTCCTCCTGGAGCATACAGTTAAAGCCTTCATTATCACGCCGCCGGGAGAGGAAAAAGGGCTTTACCGGGTCGTCGCTGACTCCGTGCGAAAAAACCAGATTAGCAGCAAATTCGCAGAGCTGACTTTTACCATCAAACGGGCCTATGGAGTCTATGCATAATGGCATTGATTGATCAGGCAGCGATGCTGGCACCAGGTGGCAGGGTCCGCCTGGTCGAAGTAGACGCCTCAGAATTCAGTGGAGGCATACACCGCTTTCATTACTCCCCGTTCCCGCACACCCCGACAGAAATTGATGCTGCGAATGGTGATGAGCAAAAACTTGGGCCAAAGCCGATTCTGTTTGGCGGTAACACTTACGAGTTTTGGCCTTTTCAGTTAACTGACCTGGAGTTATCAACAGAACAGGCGGCAGAGCCAAAACTTAGCGTTTCTAACCTTGACGGACATATCACCGCGCTTTGTCTGCAGTTTAAAGATATGGTGAATGCGAAGGTCAGCATTATTGACACTTATGCTGTTTACCTCGATTCAGTGAATTTTCCTGGTGGCGTGAATCCAACAGCCGACCCAACTGCGTTCTCATTACAGACATTCTGGCTGGATACCAAATCATCAGAAGATGACGAAGTGGTTACATGGTCTCTCAGTAGCCCGGCAGATCTGCAGGGGTTGGTCATCCCGACCAGGCAAATTACTTCACTCTGTGAATGGGCGTTGCGCGGGCAATACCGCAGCGGTGACGGCTGTACCTACAACGGCACGGCGTATTTCGATGCGAAAGGAAATGCAGTAGCTGACCCGGCGCTTGACGTATGCGGTGGGTGCCTCAGTGATTGTCGTAAGCGATTTGGTGCCGGATTAGTCGAACCGAACACAGCTATTCTTGATTTTGGTGGTTTTCCCGCAACGGTTCTCTTCACCCGATAATCGGACATCAAAATGAACAAAACTATTATGACTGCCATCCGGGCTCACGCGCTGGAAGAATCACCGCGCGAGTGCTGCGGCTTCGTCATCCAGTCGGGGCGGCGCCAGCGTTACATCCCGGTATCGAACAGCCACGAAAACCCGACAGAGCATTTCCGCATTGACGGTGAGGACTGGGCGAATGCCGAGGATGAAGGAACCATTATCCGCGTCATCCACTCCCATCCTGGCGATGGCGCGAGGCCTATTCCGTCAGACCTCGATCGCCAGCAGTGCAATAACTCCGGTGTTGTCTGGGGCATCTATTCGCCGGACTGTGATGAATATGCCGAGATAACGCCTGATGCTATCCCGCTAATTGGCCGCCCGTTCATTCTGGGCTCGCATGATTGCTGGGGGCTGATCATGGACTGGCACGCCACCCAGGGCGTGACGCTTAACGATTTCCGCGTGGATTACCCATGGTGGGAAAGCCAGTTCCCGGACAACCTTTATTTCGATAACTGGGAGCGGGAAGGGTTTGTCGAATGCGACCCGGCGCCCGGATGCATGGTCATTATGCAGGTTGAATCGGCTAAGTGGAATCATGCCGGGATCATCACCGAACAAGGCGAACTCCTGCACCACCTGTACGGACAGCCGTCATGTATCACCCCTTATCTGCGTGGCTATTTCAAAGACAGGACGATGATCTGCGTCCGCCACAAAGACCTGCCGCAGGAGATAAAACCATGGCGCGGTTAACGACGATTCGCCTTTATGGTGCGTTGGGAGCCCGGTTCGGGCGCGTTCATAAACTGGCGGTGCAAACTCCTGCGGAGGCCGTAAAGGCATTATGTATTAACCTGGACGGGCTGGAAGGTTACCTGATGAACGCTAAAAATAACGGAATGACGTTCGCGGTATTCCGGGGGAAACGTAACATCGGGATGGATGATTTCAAAGGCCTGGGTGGTGACAGCGATATTCGCATTGCGCCGGTGATGGAGGGTGCGAAAAAGGCGGGTATTTTCCAGACCATTCTCGGCGCTGTAATGGTAGTTGCTGGGGTTGTAATGACCGTAATTTCAGGGGGGACCGCCTCACCGCTGGCTGCGTCACTGATGGTTTCCGGTGTGGGCATGATGGCTGGTGGTATTTATCAAATGCTCTCTCCGCAGCCCAAAGGACTACAAAGCCGTGACGACCCTGATAACAAACCCAGCTACGCTTTCGGTGGAGCTGTCAATACACTGGCGATGGGGAATCCTGTCGCAATACTTTACGGCGAACGTGAAATTGGCGGCGCCATCATAAGTGCGGGGATTGTCGCAGAAGACATCTGACGTAACCCTTCTTTCCAATTAGCACCCAATCGGGTGCTTTTTTTATGGACGCAATATGGCAACGATCACTGGTGCGAAAGGCGGCAGCCAGAAACAACACACGCCTGTTGAACAGCCAGACTCAGCTCAATCCATGGCGCGATGCCGTATGCTGCTGGCGCTGGGGGAAGGGGAGTTTGCTGGTGGGCTGGATGCGACCCGCATTTTCCTGGACGGTACGCCGCTGGGCAACGCTGATGGGTCGATGAACTTCGAAAACGTTTCATGGGATTTTCGCCCGGGCACGCAGATACAGACACCCATCACGGGTTTTCCGGCGGTCGAGAACGAGACCAGTATCGGTGTTTCCCTGACAGCCGTAACGCCATGGACGCGGGCAATCAGCAATACACAAATCGACGCAGTACTGATTCGAATAGGCATTCCAGGGTTGCAACAACAGGAAAATGACGGCGATATCGTTGGAACCACCGTTAAATACCATATCGATCTCGCAGTTGATGGCGGGGCTTACACCACGGTATTGACCAAAACGGTGACAGAAAAGCTCAGTTCGCTGTATGAACTGACGCACCGCATCAACCTACCGAAAGCCAGTACCGGCTGGCAGATTCGCGTTGTCCGCGATACTGCCGACAGCACCAGCCAGATGTTGCAGAATAAAACGCAGGTGCAGGCCATCACAGAGGTGATTGACGCCAGGCTGCGTTATCCGCACACAGCGCTGCTATATGTGTCGTTTAATGCCAAATCATTTAGCAATATCCCCAAAATATCCTGCAAACCACAAGGCCGGATAATCCGCATCCCTTCCAATTATGATCCGGTAGCGCGGTCTTACAGCGGTACGTGGGACGGTACATTCAAGTGGGGATGGACGAACAACCCGGCATGGATCTGGTTTGATGTACTGACAGAGCCACGTTTTGCACTTGGTCGTAGGGTGACAGCGGATATGCTTGATAAATGGGAGCTATACCGCATCGCACAGCGGTGTGATCAGCGGGTTCCTGACGGCAAAGGTGGTAGTGGTACCGAGCCGCGTTTCATGTTCGACGTATATATCCAGACACAGTCAGACGCATGGCAGGTGATTAAAGATATTGCTGCTGGATTTAACGGTATGACGTTCTGGGGCAGCAATATGTTCAATGTCATTTCTGACATGCCGGCTGATACGTCAAAACTTCAAATCATTACCCGAGCCTCAGTTATTGGCAAACCCGTTTATTCCAGCGGAAGTGAAAAAAACCGTTACAGCTCTGCACTCATCAATTTCAGCGACCCGGACAACCATTATCAGGATCGCACTACCGCGGTGATGTTCCCCGACCTGGTCAGGCAGTTCAAATTTAAGCAGACTCAGATCACTGCTATCGGATGCACGAGGGAAAGTGAAGCGCAGCGGCGTGGGGGCTGGGCGGTTTACTCAAACTCACTGGATCGGTTAATTACATTACAGACGGGCCTGGATGGTTTCGTTTATGTTCCGGGTACCGTATTCGCCTTTGCTGATGAGCGTGTTTCTGGGCGCATTTACGGCGGGCGTATTACAGACTATGCACCTGGGATTAAGGCGGTGATAACCGACAGGGGAACCAGCGCTGTAGCTGGCGACACGCTAATGATCCGAACACAGGGTGGGCTGGTTGAGAGCCGGACAATACAGGCAGTTAATGGTACACAAATCATTATTGCGTCCCCATTCAATTCTGCTCCCGCTCCAAATGCCGTCTTCGTCATTGATGCCGGACAGTTGAGATTGCAATATTTCCGCGTTACCCGGCTGGCTTACAACGATGAAGAAAACTCATTTTCGATTACCGGGGCTGAATATAACGCCTCCAAATATGATGCTGTGGACAACAATGCGCGACTGGACACGCCCCCAATCAGCCTGATACCCACAGGGCTGGTCAGTCAGCCTTCTAATGTCATTATCTCCAGCTACGACGCAGTACGGCAGGGGCAGAGGGTGGCTACGTTGCAGGCGTCCTGGGATGCCCCGCTCGACAAAAACAGCAAGCCGCAGGCTGATATTGTGGCGTACCGTGCGCAGTGGAAGCGCGGAGATAATGAGTGGATAAATATCCCGGAAACCGGGCTGCGTAATATCGAGGTGCCAGGCATTTTCGAAGGCGATTATCTGGTACGGGTGCGCGCCATTAATTCCGGCGGTGCCTCCAGTCTTTGGGCAATATCCGCACTCACGCATCTGAAAGGGCGGTCTGGTGATGTGCCGAAACCAGTAGGACTTGCAGCTACTGACGATGTCGTCTTTGGCATAAACATAACATGGGGATTCCCGGCAGATACTGCTGATACGCTGAGTACGGAATTGCAGTACAGCCTGACCGCTGATGGAGCCAACCCGATGCTGCTGGCAGCAGTTCCATACCCGCAGCATATATACCAACAGATGGGATTAAAGGCGGGCCAGGAGTTTTGGTATAGAGCTCGACTCGTTGACCGCATTGGTAACCAGGGAGGTTACACCGACTGGGTGAGGGGGCAGGCCAGTGTTGATGTGTCTGACATCACTGATGCCGTGCTTGAGCAGATCAAGGATACCGAGCTGTTCAGGGATCTGATTGAAAATGCCGTGGAGAGCAGTGAAAAGGTTGCTGAACTGGCAGAGGCGGTCAGTCAAAACGCCGACCAACTGGCGGCTGCGGTGGGCGCAAACCAGCAAACGGCAGAGGGAATTATCAATAACGCTCTGGCTATTGCTGACGTAGTTGTCAGGCAGTCGGCGCAGAACGGCGCAAACTCGGCATCGTTCACTCAGTTGCGGGAGGTGATCGCCACCGAAACACAGGCCCGCGTTACGGACGTCACGCGTCTGGAGGCGAAAACCGATCAGAACGCGGCACAGGTAACGCAGCTCACGCAGGCGCTCTCTGACGAGACTCAGGCCCGCGCGACGGCGGTTGACACGCTGACGGCTCAGACGGAGGACAATACCGCTGACGTAACCCAGCTCACACAGGCTGTGTCCACCCTCGACAGTTCTACCGCGTCCCGGTTCGACGAACTGTCAGGGAAAACGGCTAATGCCGCTGGTGGGGTGCAAAACACGGCGGTGGCGTTGATTCAGGAGATACTGGCGCAGGTCAACACCCGAATGACGCTCAGTGTTCAGTACGGTGCAAACAGTGCCGGTATCCAGCGTGTTGATAACGTAATGGTGGACGCGAGCAAAGCCGTTGCGGAGTCGCTGAAAACCCTGGATGCCACGGCTGGCGGCAATGCCAATATCACGGATTTTGCGAAAACGATGTCTGATTTTACGCAGACATCTGCAACGAAAATCAACTCACTGAGCGTCACGGTAAACGGCCAGGCTGCGGCAATTACCACTAACGCCCAGGCAGTAGCGGATATCAACGGCAACCTGAACGCGATGTACTCGATTAAAGTCGGCGTGGATGTCAACGGCGTGCAGTACGCGGCAGGGATGGGGCTGGGTGTTCAGAACACGCCTGGTGGCATGCAGTCACAGGTTATTTTCATTGCTGACCGCTTCGCTGTTATGTCTCAGGCGGGTTCAGCCGTCACGCTGCCGTTTGTTATTCAGAACGGCCAGACTTTCATTAACGATGCATTTTTCCGTGATGCCAGTATTCAGTTCGGGAAAATCACCGATTCATTGAAGTCAGATAATTTCGTTTCTGGTTCTGGTGGCACCGGGTGGAATCTGCCAAAAAGTGGTAATGCCGAACTTAATAACGTAACGGTGCGCGGGACTGTTTATGCGACGGACGGGGAGTTTACCGGGAAAATCAATGCGACCAGCGGCTCGTTTAAGGGCACCGTTCAGGCCGACGCATTTGTTGGCGATGTGGCTAACGCTCAGGTATTCGCCGATACACCACAGGACAGCAGTTCGGTATCACGCACTTTCACTTACACGGACAGCACCAACAGCAATCTTGATAAGCACGTCACACTGATGGCTGTTTTTCGGGTGACAGGTTCGTCAGGCTCCGCGACGGCGACATTTAACATTGCAGGCCAGACTAAATCGTATTCCGTGTTATCAACCAACACTACCACGGTGTGTTTGATGTTTTCCGCGCGGGTTACAAGCCGTGTCGTTAACTGCTCGATCTCGTTAACTGCGCAAGTGGGTGTTTCGTCCACGGTGACTATTTTCTCACCTACCATGCTTATTGCTCGCGGCGGCGGCGCGTTCGTACAGACTAACTAACCCCCAACTCATATAAATATGAAACCCGCTCCGGCGGGTTTTTTTTATGCCCGGAGAAAATATGATTTACACAACTGGCTCCATTGCCATTAGCGGTAATACGCTGACGGGAACCGGCACGAATTTTACAGCGGCAGGCTCACTTATCCGCATTGGGTGCACCCTGGTCACTCTGGCAAACCCGGTACAGGTATTCCAGATAACGGCAATCAACAGCGCGACGCAACTCACCGTAACGCCAGCGGCAAACCCGGCAATTGCAGCCGGTACCGCTTATGCCATCCTGCTGAGCGATTCGCTGAGCGTTGACGGCCTCGCTCAAAACATCGCTGAAACGCTGACGCTGTATCAGCGGAATATGTCGGGCTTCGCCGACGTGATGAACGGGGCGGGTGACGTCACTATCACGACTAACGGTGTACCAGTAACAGTTCCCGGCCAGAAATCGCTGGCAAAAAAAGGGGCGAATTCCGACATCACCAGTCTGTCCGGATTAACCACTGCGCTGTCAATTAGTCAGGGCGGTACCGGGGCAAAAACGGCAGCAGACGCGCGCGCGGCACTGCAGCTTGGCCCCAATGATGTGCCGTATTTTTCATCAATCGAACTCACATCATCGACGCCATTTATTGATTTTCATTTTGGCAAAGACCCGGGTGACTATACCGCCAGGATAATCCAGACAGAGGCCAATGCGCTGGAGGTCGGCGCCGCGACGGGCAGTCTGTCATTCCGCATCAACGGAGGGATTCGTGTTGGTGGTGCGTCATATGCGGGCGGCATCAATATATACAGAGGTAACGGTGATGCGAATGCATTGTGGGGACTGAATTGCTCAGACGGAAACCTGAATATTGCAAGGGGATCGGGTGCTGGCGGGACTATCGTAATGGGCGACTCTATTGTTGACAAGGTTCGAGGGATTATCGGCAAACAGGGCAGTAGCGGCCCATATCAGGGGAACGCGTGGCAGTTTTACTGGAACACCTCGTCACAACTAGAGGCGTGGGTTGACGTCAGTAAAGTGGGGAATATCAGCCTGTCCAGCACGTCTGATAAAGGTCTTAAAAAGAACATTAGATACGCTAATAATGCGGCAGAATCTCTTGCTGAGGTTATGGGGTGGATGCCAGCATACTTCAAAATGAAAGCGCGGGGCATTATTCCAGAAACAGAAACTATGTTTGGCTTCATCGCGAACGATCTTGTTAAGGTCTCACCGGAATGCGTAAGCGGGCCGGGGCTACCAGAGGATTACGACATCGAGGCAGACCCGAATAACCCCGATGCATATTATCTGAATCAGGTTCCGATGATTGCCAAACTCACCCAGGCGATACAGGCCCAGCAGAAATTAATCGACGATTTGACTGCTCGTATTGCTGAACTGGAACCGAAAAAATCTGAGGCCATCTAAGCACCTAATTCATAGGGTACTTTAAGGCAAATCGCTCAATCTTCATTCACTCACAGACGAAACGGCATCTTGATCATTTGTGCTTAAAAAACTACTGTATATAAAAACAGTATAAGTGGGTGTGTCGTATGCAATTCATCAAACCAGCCGATTTTCCGCGCGCAGTTGTCGCGCTACCGTTGTTCAGTGATCTGGTTCCGTGCGGATTTCCGAGTCCCGCAGCGGATTACGTTGAGCAGCGAATTGATCTGAACGAACTCCTTATTCATCACCCCAGCGCGACGTATTTCGTCAAAGCCAGTGGTGACTCGATGATCGAGGCTGGAATCAGCGAAGGAGATTTGCTGGTGGTGGATAGCTCCCGTACCGCGCAGCATGGCGATATCGTCATCGCTGCGATGGACGGCGAATTTACAGTGAAAAGACTGCAACTGCGTCCGACCGTCCAACTTAACCCTATGAACAGTGCCTATTCGCCGATACGGATCAAAAGCGAAGACGTGTTGGACATATTCGGGGTGGTGACCTTTATCGTAAAAGCGGCGAGCTAACTATGTTTGCGCTCTGTGACGTCAATTCGTTTTACGCGTCCTGCGAAACGGTATTCCGGCCTGATCTGAAAGGGCGGCCCGTTGTCGTTCTCAGTAACAATGACGGCTGCGTGATAGCCAGGAGTGCGGAAGCGAAGCCTCTGGTTGTGATGGGGGAGCCGTACTTCAAACAGAAGGATGCGTTTCGGCGTCACGGCATTGTGGCATTCTCCAGCAATTACGAACTCTATGCTGATATGTCCAACAGAGTTATGACAACGCTCGAAGAGATGTCGCCGCGCGTAGAAATTTACAGTATTGACGAGGCCTTTTGCGACCTGACTGGTGTCCGTAATTGCCGGGTGCTGGAGGAATTTGGTCGGGAGATTCGCGCCACCGTTCTGCAGCGTACTCACCTGACCGTTGGTGTTGGAATCGCACCCACAAAGACTCTGGCGAAACTGGCGAACCATGCCGCCAAGAAATGGCAGCGACAGACTGGCGGGGTAGTAGACCTGTCAAATGTTGATCGCCAGCGGCGGCTGATGGCCCTGGTTCCGGTTGAGGATGTCTGGGGGGTGGGGCGGCGCATCACCAAAAAGCTGAATGCGATGGGGGTCAGAACAGCCCTCGATCTGTCCGAACAATCCACCTGGGTAATAAGAAAGCATTTTAACGTGGTGCTGGAGCGAACCATCCGGGAGCTACGCGGCGAGCCATGTCTCGAACTGGAGGAGTTTGCCCCGGCCAAACAGGAGATAGTATGTAGTCGGTCATTCGGTGGCCGTATTACTGACTATGAAGAAATGCGCCAGGCCATCTGCAGCTATGCGGCCCGCGCTTCTGAGAAGTTACGCAGTGAACATCAGTATTGCCGGTTTATTTCCGCCTTCGTGAAAACGAGCCCGTTCGCGCTTAACGAACCCTATTACGGTAACAGTGCCTCAGTGAAGCTACTGACTCCAACGCAGGACAGCAGGGACATAATCGGTGCGGCAACACGCTGCCTGGACAAAATCTGGCGTGATGGTCATCGCTATCAAAAGGCGGGCGTAATGCTTGGCGACTTTTTCAGTCAGGGCGTAGCACAGTTGAATCTGTTCGACGACAACGCGCCGCGTCGTGACAGCGAACAACTGATGACTCTGCTGGATCAACTCAATGCAAAAGATGGGAGAGGAACTCTCTATTTCGCCGGGCAGGGAATCCAGCAGCAGTGGCAGATGAAGAGGGAAATGCTTTCTCCTCGTTACACAACCCGTTTTTCAGATCTGCTGGTGGTCAGGTGATCATGCAATATGGGGGTTAGGGTATGCAACAAACGCTCGATAGTATTTGCGGCGTCAGCGCCACTACAGGATTAATGCCGACAGCAACCGGCTACGCCGTCGTTGAGGCCAATCCTGGCAAACTGGAGCAGGGATGCACTGTCGTTCTGTCGCTTTACGGACGTCAGCAGTTTGCGAAACTGATGGGCCAGTCATTCATTACAGAGGATGGTGAGGCGATCGAGGGGGATAGTCTGGAGGACGTTATTGTTGTCGGGCGTGTGACGTATTTCGTTAACCGTGCCGATGAAGACGACAGTCCGGTGATGTGA